AAGGACTTGAACTGCACCACCGGGTCCCGCCCATCGCCCATCTCGGCGCGTAGCTGCTCCATCCATCCGTATCGGTTGAAGGACAGGGTCAGCGCCTTGCGGTACACCTTGCCATTGGCGGTGAACTGCGTGGCGTTATCCGGCGGGGTGGTGACCTCCTTTACTTCTTGGTCCATTCGTGGAATTTGTTGAGCAGCGCGGCGATCAGGATAGCCGCTGATGCGCTGAAGAGGACGTGTGGCATGGCGGACAGGTGCCATCCAGAGGCGTAGAATGACCACCAGAACCCTATTTGACCGGCCACGCACATATGGCACAATCCAATGGGTTTGGAGATCCATTTCCAGAATCCTCCCTTTGCCTCCATCCATAGCAGTAGGTCGTACCAATACTCGAATACGTCCGGGCGAACCGAAGCGAACACAACGGCTATCGTAGCGGCCTCTGTTGATATTGCTAGGTAGTAGGTCATAGTCCGTGGTGTGCGATCATGTTATCGGCCATGTACTCACCAACACCAAGCAGTCCGATGTAAGAGGAGTGCGCGTTGTCCGTGCCTCCATCCGCATTTGGGTTGCCCGTTGCTAATGGCGAAGCCTCACCTAGTGTGAGTGCGTCACCTTGCGGATATGGGGTCGAATCAACAAGGAATGTGTCGGAATGTGCAGCGGATATATTGGCGAGAGCGGTGTTGATCAATACCTCTGCCGCATTCTCATTGAACTTCAGTTTCGTGATGTTCCAGATGTAGTCTTGGCTCACGAAATTCCCTTCAATAATCCGCTGCATGTAAGCACGTAATAGTGCAAACTGGGCCTCGTATGTAGCCGTGGGTATGTCATCGACAGCATCTTGCTCTCCCTGCCACCAATTGATCCCCAACAGGCGTGGCCTAAGTGTGGGATTGGCTGAACGGAAGTCGCGCAATGCTCGTTTGATCCAGAACTCAGCCGCCATGTATCGAATGGTGGGGTTCCAGTTTCCTGGTATCGTGGAAGTGTCGCACGAATCGGACAATCCCGTGCCACCGAAGGCAACCTTTATGATATACACTGGCTTTCCCGTGGTGTCCGCTAATCGCGTAGCACATGCCAACTCTGTTCCGAAGGCGTTGTCATCATAGCTGCTATTTGAACCTGCTACGTATGCCTGCCATGCGCCATTGTCGGGGCTGAAGTTGTCGGTGTAAATGCCGGCCTTCCGGTAGATGTAAACGTTGGATGGGTTGGCTACATACTGGTCCTGCCCACTACGAACGGTGGGGTAACCAGCGCCTATACCCTTGTAATTGAATTGGGTGTTTTGCAGACGCGTTGGTTCTCTCCTACCATCTGCATTCGACTGCCCTAGCAGGATAATAAAGTGAGCGTCCACTAGGTCAGAAGCATGTGCTCTTTTTCCGAAGATCATGGCAGCTCGATGTATTCGAGGTAAGAACCACGCCCCATATTAGATGCTGTGCCAGAGCTTGCAACCTGCGCCCACGTGATCTGAAAGTCTCCAGCGTTAGCCCCGTTCTCAACATAGTAGTCAACAAGGGAAATATGCAGTGCCCCAGCACCTGCGGTGAAGTTCAGCCCCGTGGTATCATACCCGATAGCAGGGGCATTTGCCGGAGCAGTTCCGGTAGATGTGTGGATCCGCATGGCGCGTACCAGGGTGGGAGAAGCGGGTCCCGTGAAGCCAACCTTCAGTCCGGAACCAGAGCCTGCTTGTCCTCCATACAACACACCGCGTATGTGATACTTCTTGTTGGCGGCCATAGGCACTGCAAAGTCGGTATCCGCTGTTAACACAGTATTCGTCGTGCGGCTTTCAGTGGTGGTCTTATCTATCCGTGTCCATCGGTTCGTGCTCGGCGTGGTGGCCGCGTTACTTATGATGGTGGCTGTGATGTTGCTGGCATCACGGTAGGTGAACCGTACCACATTCAACGCGCTGTTGTTCCACGATCCGACTGCTGAAACCCCGGATGGCCATGTTGGTTGCGCGGCATGATTGAAGCAGGCGACCACTTCGGTTCCTGCAACCGCACCGGATAGGTCCAGTGTTACGGTTCCGCTGCTTGGTGTTGTTGGACTGTTGTATATGGCGGGTGCATCGAAGGCAATCGTGGAGCCGGTGCGCAGTGCTACTTCGATAGGAACTTCTTTCCACGTTCCATCAGCATGCAGGAACTTATTCGCAGCCGCATCCCCAGCGGCAGGGGCGGGCACCATCCCTTCATCACCTCCGGTGCCGGTGTCGCCGGCGAATTCAGGTACTGTAATGTTCAAGTTGAATACAGACATTATTCGATCGTTATGTTGATGGTGTTTTCGACGCAAGGGTCAACATCCGTTATCGGATCTTGCTCCACTCCGTTCACTGTGATATTGATGGTCAATGGACACGTCGCACTTTCAACGTCAATCGAACCACCAGAAAGAACTTCCCCATATGGTGATCCGTCCCGCAATACCGTCCCGTTCGGGGCAGTGATCACAGCATTAACTTGCGACGGTATCGAACCACTGGAAAGGGTCTGCCCCTCTTCGTCCTTCAGGTCGTAGGTTGCATCCGGCGCTGTCAACTCCAATGTCTGACCACACGGGCCCGTGACCACCCCGGAAAGTAAGACCGTGTCCTCTGAATTGTGCAGGTCGTATCCGAGTGGGTCGCAGTCTCCACCGTCCACACAATCCAGACACGCTATCTGCGTCTCCGTCAACCCCCTCTCCCCAATCAGTTCCTCGCAGGTGAACTGATCCGGATACCGCCTGAGCGGGATACTCGGAGGCGCCCAGCACGACACATCCGATCCGTCCAGTTGGTCCTCACACCCCGGCACCACCCTGAACTCCGTCTTGATGTCCAAGGCGAAGTAGTCGAATGGGTAGTGCAGGTATTGGGAGCGCGATTCGTCCAAGGTGTACTTGCCGAACACGTCACGCCCGCGCGTGGCACCTCCCATCACTACGTGCTTGATGTTCAGCACGGGGTCAGCGCTGTAGGTCCGCTGCTTCTCCACCGCCGCTATCACATCCTGCGCGGCTTGGTCCCCACATCCGCAGGCACCGCCCACCTTGGAGCAGTTGATCCACACAACAAGCCTGAGGTTCGCCTCAAAGAGCACCCCCATCGCCGGGTTCTTCACCCTTGTCGGATAGGTGTCGCCCTCAACGAAGACGATGCTGGTGTATTTCTCCAGCGGAAGCAGCTCCTTCAGCGTCTCGTCCGTACACGCCTGAGGGTCCACCACGTTGCAGGCGATGGGCCATACGTGCGTCTTCTTATCCCGCAGGAAGGCGATGGGGCGCACCAGCCCGGCGTACTTATCCAGCCAAGGAATGCCAGCATCCACAAGGCGCGTGATGATCAGGTTGGCGATCGTTGCGTTCATACCAATGCCGCGAGGTCGCGCTCCATGTTCACGTTTGCCGCCCGTTGCACCATCTCCACCTCCTCACGCGAGGGCTGCAAGAACCCCGGACGCTTCGCCTCGTTCCCCTTCAGCTTCTTGCGCGTGACCTCATCGCGTCCGTCGAAGGACACCTTCGCACGACCCGCCCGGACGCTCTTTTCCGTAGGTCCGATGCGCTCGAATCCAGTTGTGGTAGAGGCTAGCATCTGACCAGACAGCGTGAAGTCCACATGCCCGCGATACCTACCCACCGCCTGTTTCTTCTTTTTGTAGCTTGGCGTGTAGTCCTCAAAGGCGCCCCCCGTAGCGTTCACGCCGCGTTCGGTAATCCTAACGTCCACAAGGGCAAGGGCGTCGAGTGCCGCCCGCTCCGTGTTCTTCAGGATCAGCCCATCCGCAGCCGCGAGCATCCGGTCGAACGCCTCTATGATCTCGTCCAGGTTCATCGTGGAATCCTTTGAACCTTCAACCCGTGTTGGTCACGGCAGGCGAAGCAGTCTGAATAGGTACCCACACCGCTGTATGGAATGCCCTCCTGCGGGTCCTCGGAAAGCTCTTCCCCGAGGTATTCAGCCCGTTCGTTGATCTCCTTCTGGTAGCTCACCCGGAGCAGTTCCATGGCGTCACCTCCTGCGATGTTCTCACGGATCACCCGCGTTGACCCCGTGATCTGTTCCACCACATACAAGGCGGCGGCGAACCGCACCCCGTGCGCGTAGGTGGCCTGCAAGGGGTCGCCATTGTAGTCCGGCGTCCCGTAGCAAATGGAGGTCCGGCTATCACACGCGAAGGACACGTCGAACATCAGCCCGTTCGTCTCGTTCGTGTGCGACCAATCCTCCCGGTCACTCAGGTCGTCTCCCGAAATACCGCCCACCATCATCCACGCCGTCCACGGCTGTCCGTCGATCGGTGTTCCATTGGTGTAATACGGGTTGTGCGGGTTCCACTTGGGCTTCCCGGAGCATCCGCATGACGCCACCTTGCTATCCATGGCCTGCTGCCCCTCGGTGGGCTGGAACAGGAAGTACACCCGCTTGGGCGTTCCCGTCACCGTCGCCATGTCCACCTGCAGCGGATCGATCTCTGTCCATGCCCGCTTGTTCATATCAGCCGTCAGCACGTAGGTCTCGATCGGGTCGTCGCTATCATCCGTGTACACATCTACCGTCACCGACCCGTTGAACTTCATGTAAGTCCCTATCCGGTGGATGGTCATGGTCCCGCCCCGATGCGGTGCAAGGGTCATGTCCGCCCCGTGATAGGTCTTGCGCAGGTTCACGGCCTGGCTCGCCTTGTCACCGGCTACCGTGCTGCGTGAGTTGGGGCGCTTGGGCTTGGTCTTGGCGATCAGGTGCTTCAACACCTCTCCTTGGAACCGCTTCTGCCCCTCTTCCAGCGCAAGGGCTGCGAAGGCCCACCTCTGGTCGTTGTCCTGACTGAGGCTGAAGATGCGCTCCAGGTTCATGCCCGGAGCCTCGTCCAAGTACAGGCCGGACGCGCTCGTGTCGTATCCGCTCGGTGGCGTTCCGTAGCAGTCGTCCGTGGTACGGCTTATTCCGACCACATCTTCAAAGCAGGCAGGCGTCAGGCTCATCGTCTTTCGTTAGGCCCCTTCGCCGGAGCCGCGTCCTTGGTCCCATACCCAGAACACGACCCCGGCGTCAGAGCATGTCATTACACGCAGCGGAACTTCAGCACTCCGGTGCGGTCAGCGTTGCAGAACACCGGGCTCGTCAGCACGGCGCCCTTGGTGCGCAGCATCCAAGTGTGGACCCAATCCTGGGCGCCGGACGTGCTCACGCACTTCACCTGGTAGATCACGTCATAGCGGATTCCGCTATTCGGGGAGGTGATCGTGTAGTGGATCTGCTTGTTGCCGCTGGCGATCTCCTCACGACCGGCACCGTATGGCGTGTTGTACGCCTTGGTGACCACCGCAAGGGCGGACGGGGCGATCAGGTACGCGGCCTTGTGTCCGAGCAGTTCCTCGGTCACGAACATGTCCGTGTACACCTTACCCAGCGATGCCACCTTGCGAGCGTTGGCGGCGCCCATCTCGGTGCCTGCTTCCTGCTCGATCTTCAGGAGCTGCTGCTCCATCAATCCACCCAGCACCAGGCGCATGTTCGGCATCTTGTTCCGTGCCTTGGTCACGGCGAAGTAGCTGAACAGGTCAGCGTTCCAAGCCGTAGGCGGGATGCTCGTGTGGGTGCTGCTCACGGTGTACGGCGCCGTGTTCAGGTTCTCGCCCACCATGCTGTCCATGGCGGAAACCGTCCGACGCGCCCACTCCTCGTCCATGAGCTTGATCTTCTTGGCGAGGCTGATCGCGACCTGCTCATCGAAGCTCACCGTGTTGCCCATGGCGCGGAACTTGCGCTCCGATACGCTGAAGGACGTCTCGAAGCAGTCGGTCAGCTCGTAGTCCTTGCAGACCGTGCCGATCTCATTGCCGTCGATCTCGCACCCTTCGGCGCAATCATCCGGCTCGGCGCTGTCGCAGTCGTCCATCCACACGGCCTTCACCGTGTTATCCTTGGTGGGGTCCTCCAGGTCCGGGAATTGTGCCGTCTGGATCTCCTTCACCATCTGAAGGGGTGCGATGTCCGGGATGTACTCCGCGTTCTTGACATCGTTTGGGGTGACCAAGGAATCCACGCGGACCTTGATCTCTTGAAGGCGAGCGCAATCGAAGTTGCCCGCAGTAGGTTGTGACATTGTCGTGTTGTGTTAAGGGGTTTGACCACCCCGCCACATCACGCCAGGTCCTGTGCCATCTCCTTCAGTTGGTTCACCATCTCAACCTTCTCTTTTGAGCTGAGAGTGGTGTTCTCACTGATCTCGTGGATCTGAGCCGCAAGCGCCTGCCGGTTGGCGGGTTTTTGCAGCTTGATCGCTCCCTTGTTCTCCGTCCCCTTGGTGATGTCACCGGCGGCTCCCTTCTTGTCGCTCACCGGCAGTTCATAGGTGGCCTTGATCTCGGCCTCCAGGAACTGCTCGACGGTCATCGGAAGTCCGTTCGATGTCTCCAGCCGTTTGCCTTCCTTGTTGATCACGTACCATGTGTCGCCCTCTTTTTCGTAGGTGTGGGCGTCGATGGCGTGGTCGATCACGCTCAGTTGGCGGCGGGCCTTTTCAGGGTCTTCGGGCAGGATGGGCTTCATGGTCTTCACCAGGTCGTCCCGCTTGCCCTTCACAGAGCTTAGGTCACGTTCGCGCTGCTCCTTGGCGTCGCGATCGCTCCATGCCTTCTTGAACTCCGTCTCCTTGGCGCTGATCTGGTCGAGCAGTTCCTTTTCCCGCTTGCGGAAGAAAGCGCTGTTCTTGACCTTGTCGTCGTCCAGGTCCGAAGGCTTCGTGCGGGCTTCGATGTGCTCGATCAACTTCTTGACCGCATCGGCGCCCTTGGCATCTCCGATCTCGACACCGGCATCCTTCAGGGCTTTCTCGACCTCTTCCGCCTTCTCGCGTACTCCACGCGCAAAGGCTTGATCCCGTTCCTCCTTGGCCTTGTCCCGCATCTTTTGCAGGGAGGTGGCCTGTCGGCTCAGGATGGTTTCGATCGCATCGTCCTTCGGGTTGCCGTCCTCTGAGAAGAGCGAGGACACCTCCGCTTCGGTCATGTTATAGCCCTTGACCAACAGGCCACTGAATACCTCCTTGAGTTCAGGCATCTTGTTCCGATGTTTGAGCGGCATCGGCACCGCCGCGTTTCTTTTTGATGATCACCCCCGCTTCAGGAGGCGTCTTGATCTCCTTGGGGACCTCAGGCACCGGACGCACACCGCGCATGGGTGTTTCGCGAACAATGGTGAAGAGCTTGCTTCCGCGCTTCTTCTCCTCCATCTGCTCCCATTGGTCGCTGGTCACGGTGGATTCCTTTCCCGTTACCTTGTTCTTGATGGCCATGATCGAAGCCATCACTTAGCCGTTGATTTGGTCTTGGGCTTCGGTGCGGGTGTCACACCCTCCGCCTGCCTCTTGGTGGCAGCGTCGATCACCTGCTGCGCCTCAGGTGGCACCACCGGCTTCACCGGCTCGCGCTTCACCTCCACGGTAGGGTCAACGACGACGAAGATGTTCCGGCCTCCGTACTTGCCGCCCGGCACCTCCTTGGCGTCGGGCCAGTGCTTAAAGCTCTTGGCGGAAACCTCCCGTCGTTTGGTCGGATCATCGACCTGCTGGATCGTCAACATCTCCATGCTCCAAAGGTCAAGCGCCGTTGGTGCGATGTTCGTCCGCTGTAATTACGGTTTCAATGCTAGGTCTGGGCGCAATTGTTCGGCGAGCGCATCGCTGATGAAGCGGATACGATGCCTACAGTTCCACCTGCCCATGTCGCGCAGCGGGTCATACCCAACAAGCACACCGCTCTCCCGTTCCTTCTTTGTCCGTGGAAGGGTGGGGTCCTTGGGCCATTCCCTTTCCGCCTCCTTGCGACTGAACACCTTGCCGTTACGCTTGATGCAGAAGTCGCGCGATGTCTCGATCAACCCGCCGGCGTAGATGAACGCATCAAGGCCCAGCTTCGTGGCGTAGGCATCGCTGGAGGCCCGGTCGAGGTACTGATAGGTGTCGAAGATCAGTGGCGAGAACTGACGTTGGAGCAATCCAGGGTCCACCCGCGTCCCCTTCAGGGTGATCTCCAAGGCGCGGACCAGCCTGCCCGTTGGAATGCCCGATGCAGCACCGGCGTTGATCACCTCCTTAACCCGTGTGCGGACCTCCGAGCTATTGGTCAGGCTGTCGATCAGCCCGCCTTCGATAGCCCTTCCTCGGCCGTCGATACCCATGCGGCGGCGCATGAGCCGGTCCACCTCCTTTTGCATGGCCTTCAGGCGCTTGTCTCCAAGGTTGCGGACGGTGGGCGCAAGGGCGATGTGGTAGGCGTCATTGGCGCCGATGATGCCGAAGATGTCCGTGATGGCATCCTTGTAGAACGCCTTCAGCCCTGACCGCTCGATGGAGCTGAAGGCTGCGTCTATCAGCGTTCCGATGGATGCGCTTCCGCGCGAGGTGGTGATGGTGCCGCGCCCTCTGTCCAGCTCCTCCACGATGCGACGGGCAAGCACCTCGAATAGCTCACGCTCGATCCCGCGTAGCTGCCTGATGCGGGCGCGTTGCCGTGCGTCCATCTCACGGGTAGCGCGTCCGAATAGCTGCGCTAGTTCCCGTTCGCTCATTGCACAGGCTGTTCTTGCTGGGCCGGATCTGTCGCCGGATCATTAGGGTCGGCAGGGTCATTTGGGTCCTGAGGGTCAGGCTCCACCCCGAACATCGGGAACGACACCGGCTGCGGCTTGTTCTCCTCCAGCATCTCGTCCAGGATCTCGTCGATCACCTGCCGCTGTTTAGGCTCGGCAAGGTCATAGAACGACATTTCGCCCGGATACTTCGCCTCGGCCTTGGTGAATACCGTGGCGCTCTCGGTCCACATCAGGGCGCTACGCTCACTGGCCTTTCCCCCTGCAATGAGGCTCAGGATGGTCGCTTCTGCCAATCCAGGGAACGGGTCGAACTTGGCCTGTGTCCGCGCCTTGGCGAGCTTCTGGGCGTCGTCCCGGAACACAAGGTCCAGCACCGTATCGTTCAGGTTGGCGAGGATGGCCTTTGAAGCTCCTGCATCCCGCGCCCCCTTCATCATGTCGTAAAGGGTGGCAGTTGTCTCGAAGCCGAAGGCGCGAGGCAGGCGATACACCACCTCCAGTCCCTCGTCCATGTCGCGATAGGCGGCGTAGACGTAGGTGATCGTCTTACGCGATTCAGCCCACCACCGGGCGAATGGCTGGAGCGAATCATAAAGGGCCTGGTTCTGGGCGATGACCTCCTCGTATGTCTTGCCCACGTTCCCCTGTCCGTACAGGTCGGAGCCGTACACGGAGCGGAAGGCGTCGGAGCGGTCCTCCTTGACGATCTCCATGAGCTTGGTCACGATGTCTATCGGGACTGGCGCGTAGTGGATGATCTTGGTGGGGTCGATCATCTCACTCGGGTCCTTCGGCAGGGGCATGGTGATGTGATCCTGCGCCGAGTTGATCGTGGTGAATCCGGATCCTTTGCAGGATCCACACTCACCTCCATCTGGAAGAGTACCGCCAGTACATCCATGAGACTTGCACTTGCTCACGTACTGGATCTTCTGCGGGAACGTGTGTAGCGCGATGCTCAGGTCCAGCTCCCGGACGTGCTGAAGGTTCTTCTTAAGGTGCGGCACGGCCTCGTGCCAGCGGTTCACGCACGTCTCCCCCCCGGTATGCTGGTCCGCCTTGCACCCTACGCGGAAGGCCGGAACACGTCCGCCGCTGTCCTGCTCATAGAATCGGACGGTGTAGAGCGTGTCGTCGTTGGGCTTGAAGTAGTACACCACCTCGGTCCTTCCGTCGCTGGCGCTTGGGTTCTGCACCGGAACGCCCATTTCGTCCACGATGGCGTCCGACTTGCGGAGCTTCACCGTGTTCTTCTCCACCTGCTCGAAGACGATGTGGTGGTCATGGGTGTAGAGCGCCATGCGCAGGCCGTCCGCCGTCTCTGCCGGATGCTCCCGACCTAATGCGTCCACATACCCGGCCTTGGTCACGTACTTGATGTCGAAGCCCAGCCATAGCCATTCCAGGATGCCCGATAGGTAGCTGTGGCCCCAGACGTTCGCGCTCGGCACGAACACCGGATACACCGTGGGCTTCTCACTCCGGTAGTCGAATGGGTCGAAGGTCAGCAGCACGAAGGCGTTCGGGTCGATGTCCGATGGCTCCACCAGCGTGTTCAGGTAGTGGTCCATGGAGTTGCCGCCGTAGAACATGGCGAGTTCATCCCGCAGTTCATCCGCCCTGCGGTCGTTCTCCTTGCCGTAGTCGATGCGGTCCACCACCGGACGCACGGACACCACCTTCTTGGGTGGTGACATCAGCGCCGATGTGATCGACGGCGTGATCTGCTGGGCGATGCGGCAAGCCTGCTCGAAGTCCTCCAGGCTCTCTCGCCGGTTGAAGCGCCTGAGCAGGTATTCAAGGTCTTCGCCAGTGACGAAGGCCCGGTACATGCGGGCTAGCTCCTGCGTTCGCGGATAGTGCTTGTGCTGGCTTTTGCGACCCTGTGAAGCCTTGGATGTGGCCAGGTCAATAGCCCTTGGGAGGTCTATCATTAGCGGAAGGCGTTACAGCGGCAGATACGGGCCTGCCTGAACGCCCCGCTCACCCGGATGGGCTTGGGGTCAAGTATAGGGCTAAATGTCGCCGATCACCATGCGTCGAACGAAATACTCGCGCACCTCTTCTGGTAGCGGATGGACGAAGGCGCCGTTCTCCCACATGGTGCGGACCTCTTCCAAGGTGTAGTAGCGGAGGAGGTCTTCGGCCTCTGCCTTGGTGGTGATCTCGACCTTGTCAGGGAGCATTACTCGATGATCTTGGCTCCACAGCGGCAATGCTCACCGACTTCTGGCGGCTCATTCCGAAAGTCCTCGTAGAAGAAGCCGCACGCCGAACACACCCAGCCTTGATTCATTGGGCTACGGGCAAGCTGCGCTGTCCTCACCACCATCAACTCCCCGCTGGTAATCTTGGATTTGATGTCCGAAAGCCTGACGTAATCACCACCATCGTCTTCCGTCATGTAGGCGGGGTTCACCCTGTGCGGCGAGCATTCGGGGCTGTACCTCTGAACCGTCAACAGCGGCTCCCGCTTGGGCTGCTCGGCACGGCTGAACGCTTCTGCAAGTCCTTCTGCGATCCGGTCAAGGCCATCCTGCGTAAGACCAAGTTCCTCGCACATGCTGGCGAAGTCGTCTTTTGGCGCAGGCTCAGGTTGGGCCGCATAGGTGCCATCGTCCAGCTGGCGTGGACCGTAACGCTCCTGCTCGTCGTTGGTGGTGGTCACGCTCTTTGGCAGAACGTACTCGCCCTGCCGAGCAGTTGAAGCAGAAACCCCTCCGGACAGAAAGCTCTGTGGTGCGCTTCCATTCTGTTGCGCCTGCTCTTCCATCTGGATAAGCACATCACCAATCCTTTCGATGATGTCATCAAGATCTTTCAGGCCATCGACGTGCGCAAGCAATGCCAGCGCCTCTGTATGCAGCGCCTTCATCCGGTCCAGCCTTTCCGTTGGCTTACCGAATGCATCGGCCACATCGAGCGCTGCCTTCCCGATAGTGAATACCTTTCGCAGGTCAAGGAGGTTCTTCCTCTTGATGTCTTGGGCGGTGTTCATACCCCAAACCTACGGCGATCCACCCTCCTATTCCGAGCACCTGTCCGCCTAAGACGCCAGCTCGTTCATGTCGTCGTACATGTCCTTGAACGCCCCGATCACCCCGTAGTAAGCCGCCTGTACGCAGTGGCCCCACTTCTCATACCGAACCTTGCTCACCGGGTCGATCGCGTACTCCTTCAGGATGTGTCCATCCGCCCCTTGTTTGAGGTGAACGTGGTCGGTGATCGTGGTGTTCATGTCCGGGTCGAAGGTGATGCTGATGGGCAACCTTCCGGCGAAGCAATGCCCCATGAACTCCCGCGCCTTCACATGCGGCGGGTTGGACCTCAACACTCGGTCGCTCCTGCCGTCAAGGTGCCGCGCCAGCTCCTGCTCCACTACGTCGAAGTCGTGCATCACCACCGGTCCTTCCCCGGCCTTGCGGCTCTTGCCGGACCTGTCCCCGTAGATGAACATGCCTGACTTATGCCCAGCGAAACACCCTTCCTTCAGGTCCCTTGATAGCATCTGACACGCCGCCCGTGCCGTGCTCAACGGGTGTGCCGGACAGTATTCCTTCAGGAAGTGGACCCGCCATAGCGTTGGGCTTTCTCTCCACACCTGGAACACCAACAGGGTCATGTACGGGGAGACGTTGAAGTCCAGCGTGGCATGGAGCGCCTTGGATGGGTCGTAGGGGATCCTCTCCGTGTGCTGCGTGGAGTTGAACTCGGGCAGGAACTCCATCCCGGTCTGGGGCTGCACCAGCCAGTCCCCGTAGAGCAGGCGCCGCTTATCGTACTCCGAACGCATCCCCTCCAGCCTCCGGGTGTACTCCGCCCGCACCTTGGGGTCCGGGTTGTCCTTCACCGTGGCGAGGATGACCCGCTGCCTCGGGGTAAGCTCCACCGGCTCGTTCTTCTTGGTGTAGACATAGCGGTACTTCGTCCAGTACTCGCCAGGGTTTCCCGTGACGATGAACTTGCAGCCATGCGGAGGCGGGTTGAAGCCAGTTCGCATCAGCAGGATCTCCGCCAGCCGTTCCTCGCATTCGTTCCCTTCGTCAAGGGCTGACCGTGTGAACTCCGTGGACCCCAGCCGCGTGTAGTCCGGGTCGCTCGGCTCGTTGCGTAGGTGCCGGAACATCGTCAGGCTTCCGTTCGCCCACCTCACCTCCTGGTCCTGACCGTTCCACTTGAACTCATGTCCGTCCCGGTAGCCGAACATTGCCATGACCTCCCACCATGTCTTCAGGGTGCTATCCCGCAGGGAGGTGTATTCCTTGCGTCCGATGATGCCCCGCGTTCCGGGCCATGTGGTCGCCTCGATGATCTCGTGGGCACAGATGAAGATGCTCTTACCGGAGCGGGCGCCTCCCCCAAAGAACACTTCGTCGGCTGTCGGGTCGTGGCAGGCCTCCCATGCCAGCCCTTGCTTGTATGAGCCGTGAAAGCCGCTCACGCATCAGGGGAACTCTGGAAGGTGACCACGGGGGCCTGGATCTGCTTGCCGTCAGATGTGAGGTCCAGCTTTTCGCCGTACTTCTTCGGGGCGAGCTTGCCTGCCATCCACTTGCGGGCGTCAATCTGAAGGCGCCGGTGTTCGATCATGTCTCCCTCCATTATCTCGACAGACCCATCGGCGTTGGTCTTCTTCTTGATCCCGTTGCGCGGCGTGTCCGCTATCCGAACAACCTCCGAAGCCATTAGGTCGGCCTGCCTTTCTCGCGCACGCGCGTATCTCTGACGGAGGCCTAGCGACTTCTCCAGCCATCGGTGGAAGGTTCGGGCTGAAACGAGGTTGCGGTCACTCTCGCAGATGTGGTCCAGTCCTTTTGGGGTGTCTTCGATCAGTTCACAGATACGCTCCGCTATGGCATCGTCAATACCATCCCCGTATGATTGGACTGCTACCGTTTCTTGGGTCTCCGTTTTTCCGGGGGTAAGACCGCCGCTTGAACTTGTGGCCTTACCCTTTTGGCTTGGTTTCTTACCGCTGCTCTTCTTTGCCATCGGAACAGTCCTTTAGGTATTCGACCTTCATCCTCATCAGCCGCTGCCGCAGGGCCTCTACCCCGCACTCCTTGCAGATGTGTCCGAAGTCCTTGATGAAGCCGTCGATGACCGTCTTGTCGGAGAAGCCGGGGAAAACCCTGTTCACCCCCTTCCAGTAGGCGAATAGCATCTGCTCCTCCCGTATGCGGTCAAGCAGGCTCACCCCAACAGGTATTTGAGCAGGGCGAAGGGTAGCATGATGGACGCCGCTATCAGGCAGGCGATGGCGACGAACCCGGCTACGAAGCCGATGCGCCCCCATGCCTTCAGTGGCTTTACGATGCTGTCGGGAGCGAGGCGCCCTCCGGTTGCTTCCGTGTCAATTGTTTCCATGGCGTTATTTGCAAAGGTATCGGTTGGCTGTCCTGATAGTACGCGGCTGAAAGGGATGCTTTCAACATCGCCTCAGGGTTGTAGATCGTTCTGTCAAGGCGCTCGATGCGCTGGGTGAGGTTGCCTTGGACGAACTGGCGACGGTTGTATCCGTAGAACCCGGCGTGGAAGGCTCTGGGGACGTGCGGGTAGGCCGTGGGCAGGGTCGAGGCGCCTTGGATGCGGCGGATGAGGCCGTCCTGCTCCACGAAGTTATCCGAGAGGGTCGAGTTAGGGAAGTGCCTGCGGCAATAGCGGGCCGGGTCGCGGAAGTACCCCTCGATCTTGTGGGGAAGGATCATGCCTTGGATGACCTCGGGGCGCATTGATACGCCAAGGCTGCAATAGTCCCCGCTGGAGAGGTAGTAGGCTTCGGGGTCGTCATCGGTGAACACCTGCCGGTTGGGGTTGCGGACGGACAGGGCGGCGAAGACCTTTTCCTTGGCGTGAAGATCACGGTGGAAGCGGAAGAAGTCATTGGCGACCATCACATCCTCCTCGACCATGAACACCAGCCCACCTGTGAGGCTGGCGGCGTAGGCGTACCCTTCGAGCAGGTTGCTGGACTGGCGGCTATGCCGGTATCTGGCGAGCTTGGGGGTCACGACCTCGTAGCTCGGCAGGTGCTCCATCCATGTGTCTATCACACCCAGGATCTCCGGGTTGAACGAGGTGTCTGGCTTGAACACGACATGGACGGTGGATAGGTCGCCCGTAGCCGCCAGGTTCTTCAGGCAGTGGTGAAGGAACTCGGGGCGCGCCCAGCAGGGTATGAGCAGAATGTCCATCACAAGGGGTTGCGTCCGTAGATGTGTGACCAGCGGTCATTGAACGTCTTTAGGCAACGCGCTACCAAGGCGTCGTCGAACAGGTCAGGGTTGTTGCCAACGCGACCGAACTTCTCATGGAGGCAGTCCATGGAGAGCAGGATGTTCTTCAGTCCGGCGTGGTGGCACCTGAGGCTATAATCGCTCCACCAATACCATGCGAGGTCCGGGTCCGGAAGACCGACCTTTTCGATGACGTGGCGGAAGTACACCACAGGGCCGGTGTTCATCATGATCACCTCCCTATGCTCTCCGATGGGCAGGGGTGTCTTGGTGGCGTTGCTATCGCTGAATGGGGAGCATACCATGTCGGAATAGCCGAAGCCGTGGCCGTCCCGACCGCTGACCCATCCGAGGTCCGTGCCGTACTGTTCCCAGAGCCGCTTCAGGTCGGGGAGTAGTGGGCGCTGAAAGCGGTTGTCGTCTTGGGGGATGATCAGTACATCGCAGTCCGTCCGCATGAACTGCTCGATCAGGTGGCGATGGCATCCGTGCTCCAGGATGTGCTCCTCAGTGCTTACCGGAAGCGTCATCCATAGCCCAAGATCACTTGCCATGTCGCGCAGGGCCATCACGTCCGCGCCTTGGCTGTTCTCGGCCTCGAAGATCACGGAGATCGGAACGTCCTTGACGGGGAAGTTCTCCGCAATGCCTTCGAGCATCCACCGCAACATGTCGGGCTTCTGGAAGATACCGATGCCGATCATCGCATTCATAGCTTCCGGGCGATTACAAGGGTGAATGCCTCGCCTATCACCTCCCATTCTCCGGGCCTTGCGAAGACCCTTTCGCGGGCGACCTTGCTAGGTCCTTCGTGGAAGTTGGGCGACCCATCGCGGCCCATCCTGGCGTCGTGCATGGCAAGGATCCCGCCAGTTTTCAAGTGTGGTGTCCAGTTGCCGAAATCACTCTGAACACCTTGAAGAGAATGGTCGCCGTCGATGAATAGGAAATCCATTGGGGGAATGTCAAAGAAGTCGTGAATTGCCACGTACGTCGAGTAGTTGAAGAACAGCTTTGCGCGATTGCCGAACTGTTCCATGTTCTCATAATACCGCTCCTTGCTCCCTACCAAACTAGCCTCCATGCTGTCCGGAATGAACGGGTCGATGGATGTCAGGTGAAGGTCCGAGGCTTCAAGGATCACCGCGCTGGAGAAGCCGTCGCAGCACCCTATTTCCACGCCATAACCACCCACGCCTTTCAGGATGCGCCGGAATAGATCCACCTCCAGCCCGTGAAGCCCTTGGAATGTTCCTTCTGCCAGTTTCATATCCCTTGAAAGGTTAGCACCACACTCTCCGGCATCTTCGGCTCGTAGAGGTGCAGCAGGGTGTGGGTGTGGTCGATCTCCATGCCTAACTGATGGGCGATGAGGCTGGCGCTGCTCTGGTCGTGGCGGTGACCCATGAACCGCTCGTCATCCCCTTCGGAGCGGGTCCAGCTTCCTTTGAACAGGCCAAGATCACAGGCCTCCTTCCACCTGCGGAAGAACTCCATGGAAAGCCCGCTCCTTCGGTCAAGGCCGATAGCCAAGGCGTAGAGCATGGGGATCTCCATGGCCTCGTCCCGGCTGACCCCGAAGTGTTGCAGGGTCGCATCGTTCGTCCATGTGCCGCACTTGTATCCGGATGTCCAGAAGTAGTAACCCTCGCGCTCGATCTTATCCAGCACGGGCTTGGGGTTCTGGATTGCCCATGCCGAGGTGTCCAGCCAAAGAACCTGATCGTGGCCCGCATCGAAGGCGGCTTGTATGGCGGCGAGTTTGAAGGCGTACGGGTTGTCCTGGTGTGTCGGACACCCATCCGGATACTTGTTCTTCCAGAGCATGAACTCGTCGTGGCATCCATGATGGACGAGCGACCTTGCAAGGCGGTCGATCCCCTTCGGATACCAATTACCAACCCCCACCGATACGATACACCTGCTCATTGTCCGGGCTTCTTTTTCGCGTTGTACCGATAGACGTACATGAACTCGTCGATGTACGCCTCCGTCTTCAGGCGTCCACTCTGCTGCATCCTGATGCTGTAATCATGGTCCTCCCCGTAGTGGCCTCGGTATCCGATGGCGATGGCGTGTTCCCGCTTGGTCGGGGCGAGGTGATGCGGGAACCGGACGTACTTGAACCCGTTCTGGTCGTTCGCCCATTTGGGGTATTGGATAGACACGTCAGCAGGCTCCATGATCTTCGGGGACCTGCAATTGTTGGCGTACCCGTAGCAGGCGACCTTGAACCCTACCACGTCCGGACCTGTCTCTATGGCCTTCAGGATAAGGTCGATGTACTCGGGGTGCGGCTCGTCGTCGTCGTCGTGGAAGCATACGTAATCCCCCTGCGCCACGCTCATCAAGGCGTTGCGCTTGCCACCGTAGCTCAGGCCCTCATCCACCTTGTTGTAGGGCGGGGTCAGGTAGGCTAGCACCTCCACCTCTCGCTCCGGGTCGGTCCATGATCCGAGGACGCCAAGGGCGAAGTCGTGCATGGCATGGGGCATACCAGCCATCCCAAGGCTACGGACCAGATTCTTCAGGTCTTCAGCCCGTGAAGGCATTGTGGCGATGAGGATGGAGAGCTTCATCGCACGTAGATCAGGTTCTCCGCGTTCTTGCTGTGCAGGTGCATACCGTACTTGTGCGCCTCCGCGTCAAATAGGTGCTGGTCTTTGCCGTTGAACTCAACGATCAACATCCGGCATGCCAGTTCGTCTAGGTCCATCTGACGAAGGACGGGCAGGTCCATGCCCTCGATGTCTATGGAGATCAGGTCGAATCGCCGCATTGTGGTCGTCTTCATCAGGGTCGCGAAGTCCACACAATCCACCTCCACCTCCTCGAATGTCTCCCGCGTCCAACGGTCGCGCTCTGAGGCTACCACGGTGGAAAGCAGTGACCTATCCCCCACCCCAAGGTGTTCGCCGCTCTCATGCAGCGTGATGCGGCGGCAGGAGGTGCCCACCGCTACGTTGATGCAGTAAACGCGGAGGTTGCCTTTGTATCGGGAATGAAGCAGCTCGAATACCGTTGGTGATGCCTCTACCATCAAGCCAGACCACCCACGGTTCGCACACGCTGCAGTGTTGGACAAGGTGCGCCCATCGTTGGCGCCAAGGTCAAGGAAGGTGCCGACTTGATCGCCGAAGTACTCCCGGATGATCTCCTCCTCGTTGTTCTGCGAATACCTCATAGGAAGTAGTTACGTGCCTTGCGGTTCTTCCATGTGCTCTGGTCCCTCTTCCAGATCTTGCCCGTCTCGTTCCGCTCGTATAGGGCGTCCTTCAGCACCCCGGTGAAGTTGGCCGGGTGGACATGGACCGCAAGAGGCGTCGAGATGTACTTCAGTAGGCCCAACTGCTGTGCTACGTCCGTCTGCTCGTTGTCGCAGAATACGCTCAGGTAGTCTGGGTGGTAGACGTAGCCGAAGCGGTCGTAATAGACCCGCGTCATCAGCGGAAGGGTGCAGATGTGCTCCTGCTTGCCGTCATAGTACCACAGGAGCTGATCGGGGCTGTCGATGTCCGCCTCGATCGCCTCATCCCAATCCGAACGGGCGCAGTGCATGTCGTCGCTCAGGACCAGCAGAACATCCCATGGCGTCTTCACCTGGGGGATGTCCCTGTTGATGGCGTGGACCTTGGAGTTAGACGCCCCGTAGGCCACGATGCTGTTCTCTGGCAGGTCGTCGAACCCTTCCATGGAGGGGTCGTCCATGTCGAAACTGAAGAGCCAGGTCACGCGCTCGGGCCGCTTGCAGTTGCGCACCCATCCGCCCAGCACCTCTCGGAACCGATCAGGCCGTTCCCTTGTCGGTAGTTTCACAAGGATGTTCATCGTATCGCCGCCCTTATTCGTTCATGGAACTCGCCCCTGTCATGTTGGTAGGCCCGCTTCGCCCGGTCGCCCCACTCTTTTCCGTGGGTGAAGAGGTGGTCGTGCGCGATGCGTAGGCAATCGGCAAGGGCAGGGACATCCGGAAGGCACTCCATCACCAATGCCTTGCGGCGCTTTCCAGCAGTAGGACACAGGATGGAATAGTCCTGACCGGCGATCTCGCATCCCGTGTCGCCAAGGGTGGATACCAACACCGCCCCCGCCATCCGCGCCTCGTTCAGCACATGGCCGAAGCCCTCGTACGTGCTTGGCTGGACGTGTATCGGGGCGCGGCGTAGCTCGCACAACTGCTCGTTGCTGGGCTGGTGGTGCTGCCGGATGTTTGGCGGCAATCCCTTCAGCGGCTTGTCCACAACAAGGTCCAGTGACAGGTCAGGCACAAGGCGCATCGCCTCCACGACCTGCGGGGTTCCCTTCATGATCGACTTGCCAGCGACATGAACCATTCGGGGGACCGAATAGTCCACTTCGCAATCCAGATACGGGGTCGTCCATCCGGTGTAGACCACATTCCTGTGAAGCGCCGAAAAGACCGCCTCCGTGCTCCTGGTCTTGGCGATGACCATGTCGAAGCGGTCGAGGCTCTTGATCCAGGAGGTCTCGAACCACTCAGGGTTGGGCACCAGCACGTTATTCATAGCGCTCGGCAGGTGAGCGGGGTTGACCAGCTCCAGATGGATATTCACGTCCCACCGTCCAGATGTGCGTGGCTTATCCCACTTGGTGAAGTCCACGACGCTGTCCGGGAATGCCTCGCGCACCACCTGCACGTCCTTGGTCAGACCCGCTCCGTTGTCGCGCGATATGACCTGGATCCTCATACGTCGATGCGTAACAGGTTCGGCTCGTGGCATACCATGTATCCGGGCGTGGGCAACCTGACCCCCACCCCCTTCTTCTTCAGCACCTCCACGAACGCGCAGTCCTGCGTCCCGTAGTCGTATCGCCCGCTGCGGTCCCTGCCCTGGTCGGGCCAGTAGGTGCCGTCATTGCGGTGGACGATGTTGGCGGTCCCGTATGTCCTGCACTTGGCGATGTTGACCTCCCTTTCCACAAAGGACTTGACCGAAGTGTTATAGAACCACGCGTTGAAATACCCCCATACCGAAGGCATATCCATGCTCTCGATGGCCTCGTTAATCACCGCTAGGTGATCCTCCCGCCAATAGTCGTCCGTGTCGAGGTAGACGATCCACTCCCCCTCTGCGATAGACAGGGCCGCATTCCGTGGGGCCGGGGACCAAAGGGGCTGCTTGTCCGTGAAAATGATCTTGATCCGCGGGTCGTTGTACCGCTTCAGGATCTCGAAGGTCAGCGGACACCCATCGGCGCAGACAGCAAGCTGCCAGTCAGTGAACGTCTGCGAAAGGACGCTCTCCACGGCCCGCATGAGCTTGCCGGGCCTTCCGGACGCTGCCCCCGGATAGTCCCCGAGGTAGGACGGCATGATAGCGCTGAACCTCATACCTCGATGCACTTTGGACGGCCGGTGTTTACCCGCCACAGTTCATGCCCTTCGGCGATGATCGAAGACAAAGCATCCCGGTAGATCTCGGCAATGACCTCGTTCTCCAGGTGGGCGCAGAAGCCACGCGCTGCCATGTGCGCCGTGCTTGTAGCCCGGTTGAACATGGCTCCTATCGCGGCGTAGACCAGCGGGCGCTGACCGGCACCGAACGGGCTTTCAACAAGGCAGTGCTGACCGATGGCGTACATGCACATCGAGCGGCACAGGTAGACTAGACTTCCAGGGTGCTTGTTACCAGGCTCGTTCTCTTTGAGCCTTTCGGGTTTCAGCGGGATGTGGGCCATCGCCTTCTTTCCATACCCGAGCAGATGGGCCTTGGCGTTGAAGGCTCTGACACAGTGTTCTATGATGACCTCCGGCGGTGCAGTCATGGCGTCGAGTGATCGAACGCGACGAAGATCCGGAGGTGTTCAGGGGTTTGGCGAGCAGGTGTCCGGTGTTTTTTTTGGGTGGGTGGAGTTGCGTAATCATGAGCGCGTTGCTTGCAGCCATGTGTTTAGCATATCCATAGTCAGCGGCCCGCTCGGACAATCACGGGACTGACACCACTTAGCAAAGTCAATGGCATCG